GGCTGGCCTGTCCGAACCCACATGAGTGATCATTTTCTTTGCGACAAGAAAAGAAACCAAAAGAACGTAAAGCCCACCAACAGCAACAACCAACACAAAACTCATACGGAGAGAAAAATAATCACACATGGTAGAAGGACATTCACCGATTGTGTGGAAAAGTTCTGAAAAGCAATCCGTACGGTATCTCCCGCATTGGTAACAATTGGAAAGATCAGGTTAAGGGCACCCCCCTCACCAGCAGTGCCCGCTCCAGAACTAAAAGGTATAGTCTGTAAAGTCAAGTTAATAGCATTAACTTGAAGGACAACTTGAACAGATGAGCGGACCGCCTGATCAGCATTAAGGACCAATCCACCAGACAAGACCACAAGAAATACCCCTGCAGGGCACGTGATCAAAGTACTAGTGGGAGCGTCCAACGTAAAAGCGTTAGCAAAATTCGAGAGGGCAGTTGGGAAGGATCCATTAAGGAAACCTCCAGCTCCAATGGTTTGGGCATTCACCGACGCAAAAGAAAAGACTTGCGTTGCGGTGGGATTAATGGGCGAGGTCTGCACTAGCAGGTCAAAAGTATAATGAAACCAAAGCTTTCCCCAAAGAATGGGTACGGCAGGTCCATCTTGCGTAGCAAAGAAAAATTGACCCGAATCATAAGTGCGTAGATCTCCAGCCACAGGCCCTGTTCGCAAGTACTTACGAGGGCCCGTTGCATGCACGGCGGCTGCATCCATAGCAGTTCTTTGTGGAAGCCAAGGAGCAGCTTCAGTGGCTCCCATGTACGTAGACATGGTCTGCTCACTAACTGGAATTCGGTCAGAAGGATCGTAATCAAACGTCATCATAACGGAACCTGAGTTATCAGTGCCACAACTTGGTCTGTACTCTGCCTCGAGACGCACCAAACGGTATTGGTCATAGTCAGCAGCCTGAGCTGCCAACCACGGCGAAAAAGTTTGCAAAGATGGTTGAATCTGAAGACGCACAGGCGTAAAAGCCGTAGTGGACGTAAACGTAGCAACCAGTTCTGAGTGCGAAACACGAATCCCACCTGGGATTTGGGTACGAGAACCACCTACCTGCCTGACAGAGGAGGACATAGCAGCGGGTATAGAATACTTCCGCTCAATCACTCCCATACCAGCACGTGG